AGCCCAGGAAAAGGAAGGCTCGATCACGATTCAGTTGGTGGACAAATGACGATTGCGCTCTATCTCTTTGCGTCCCTTGGCGTGTACGTCTCCGTCCACTTCTGTTGGACCGTGGGACGCGCCGCGATTGCGGGGTGGAAACTTGGCACGGCGCAATATCGCGTGGAACAAGCAGGCAAGGAACGCGTGGGGGAGTGCATGGGGCACCAACGCCCGCCCGAAGCGGCAACACGTTACGTGATTCCGGCCAAGTACTTCGAGACGAGGCACTGACACATGGTGATGCCTCGGGCCAATCAACCAACAGCGCCGCGAAAGGGCTGGAGTCAGCACGGCGAACACCGCCTCAGAGGCCGCAAGCTCCAACGGGCGCGAGCCGGCCTCTTTGCGGCCGAGCCTCTGTGCCGCATGTGTGTCGCTGAAGGCCACTATGACTTACGCGCTCGAGCCACCATCCGAGACCACATCATTCCACTCGCCGAGGGCGGGACAGACGAACCAGAGAACATCCAGCCTCTCTGCCAACCACACCACGACGCGAAGACGCTGGAGGAAGCAAGACGAGGCGCCTTGAGGGGAGGGGCGGGCCTAATCTCTGCAGCTATGCAAGATGGAAACCGCGGGCGTCTCGAAAAGTGTCCCTACGGGTCAGGGAGTCAAAAAAATGGCGGGTAGGGGTCCGGCGCCGAAGCCTGCGCATCTGCGGCAGCGTACGAATCAAAAGGCCGGGAAAGCGACGCTCGAGGCGCCCTTGTCGCCCGAAGTGCCGTCAATCCCGGCCGAACATGGCACGAACTGACGCTTGCGGGATGGAGCCATGCGTGGAAGTCGCCCATGTCTACGCAGTGGTTGGAGACTGACGTGGACGCGCTGGGACGGCTCGCGCTGCTGTGGGACGAATTCTATAAGAAGCCGAACGCGCAACTGATGGCGGAGATTCGGCTGCAGGAAAGCCGGTTCGGATTGAGCCCCTTGGACCGCTCGCGGCTGCAGTGGGAGATCAAGCGCGGCGAGGACGCGGAACGCCAGCGTGTGCCGCCGGCGCCGTCGAAGCCGACTGGTGATATCCGCAAGATTCTGAAGATGGTCAACGGGTGAACATCGTCGCGCCGACCGATGACGGAACGGGGTTCCCGACACTCGGCCCACAAGTTGTGGACTGGATGCACCGGAATCTCGTCTTCGGGCCTGGCGACCTGCTTGGTCAACCGCTCGTGCTCGACGCCGAGCAGCAATGGTTTATCTGGCGGTTCTACGAACTGTATCCGCGTGGCCATGCGCAGGAAGGGCGTCGTCGATTCCAGCGGTGCGCCTTGTCGCTCGCAAAGGGGTTGCGGAAAACGGAACTGGCGGCGTGCATCGCGGCTGCGGAGCTCCACCCTGACGCACCGGTTCGATTCAATGGGTGGATCGGCCGATCCGGCAAGCTCGCGCCTGGCCGTGGCGTGACCGATCCATTTGTCGTGATGGTGGCCTACACCGAGGAGCAGAGCAACGATCTCGCCTATGCGGCACTCTGTGAAATCCTGAAACACGGACCATTGGCGGAAGACTTCGACATCGGACTCGAGCGGATCGAGCGGAAGAAGGGCGGACGCGGGAAGGCCGTCTCGGTGGCGACAAGCCCGAGTGCGACGGACGGCGCCAGAACGACATTCCAGCTGTTCGATGAAACGCACCACATGACGCTTCCGCGGCAGCGGCAGGCGCAACAGACGATGTTGGCGAACATGCCCAAGCGGCCCTTGGCGGACCCGTGGACGCTGGAAACCACGACGGCGCCAGAGCCTGGAGCGGGATCAATCGCTGAATCCACGATGGACTACGCCAAGGCGGTTGTGGCTGGCAAGGTGAAGGATTCGGCGCTGTTCTACTTTCACCGGCAAGCGTCCGATGAGCACGACTTGACCACGCGCGACGGGCGCAAGGCGGCGGTGATTGAAGCCTCTGGCCCTGCAGCGGCGTGGCGCGACATTGATCGCGCCGTGGCGCAGTGGGATGCGCCCGATGCCGATCCGCAGTTCCTGGAGCGCGTGTGGACGAATCGGCTCGTGCAGAGTTCGTCGCAGGCGTTCGACGTGCCGCTGTGGAAGTCGTTGACGCGGGCGGTGAGTCCGGTGCGCGTGGGTGATGCCATCACGCTCGGGTTCGATGGCTCACAGTTCCATGATTCGACCGGACTGGTGGCGACGCATATCGAGACGGGGTACCAGTGGACCGTGAAGGCCTGGGAGTGTCCTCCAGGCGCGAAGAACTGGCGCGTGCCAGCCGATGAGGTGGACGCGGCCGTGCGGGCCTGCTTTGAGCAGTACTACGTCGTGGCGTTCTACTGCGACCCGCCGTACTGGGAATCAAAGATCGCGGAGTGGATCGGAGAGTTCGGCAAGGACACCGTCCATGAGTGGTGGACGAATCGGCCGAGACAGATGGCCGTGGCGTTGGCCGGCTATCGTACGGCGATGCACGACGGATCGTTGTGCCACGCCGAGGACGCGGCGCTGACGCGGCATATCGGCAACTCACGGCGGAAGAACCTGTTGCTGCTCGACGACAAAGGGCAACCGCTCTGGAACATCCAAAAGGAGCGATCCGATTCGCCGCACAAGATCGATCTCGCGATGGCGGCGGTGTTGAGTTGGGAAGCGCGCACGGATGCGATTGCGCAGGGCGCGCTCATGGCTGGCCGGTCTGCGTACGAGCAGGAACGGCAGGTGTGGTTCTGATGTCACCGTTCCTCACGTTTCTGACGCCCACGTATCGACGGCCGAAAGGGTTGGCCGCGTGCTTGGCGAGCGTGCAGCAGCAGACCGCCGTCGAGCGGATTCAGCAGATCGTCCTCGTCGATCACGTCGGGGTCGGGATCGGTGGGATGTACGCGTCGCTGCCCACCTATGCGCCAGCGGTGCGTGGAGAGTACGTCCACATCCTCTGCGATGACGATGTCTTGGCCGATGTCGATGTCGTGGAAACCGTCGAGGCGTTTGCGAAATACACCGCGCATCCAGAGGTGATGCTCGTCGCTGCTCGCAAAGGCGAGTCCATCTGGCCGGCTGGTGAGCCGTGGCCGCCGCAGATGGGACGCATTGATCTGGGGTGCGCGATCGTCCGGTCGGATGTCTGGAACGCGCACGTGGCTGATTACGGACGCCGCTACGAAGGCGATTACGATTTTCTCGCGGCGCTGGCTCACGCTGGTCGCCGTGCCGTCTGGTGCGATCTGCTGTTCTCGGTCGGTGCCGTCAGTCGCGGCGCCGCGGAGGCGGCGTGAAATTCATCCAGCCATCAAAGGCGCTCGCACACGTTGATCGCCTCGTGGATTGGCGACGCGGCTACACGCCTGCGCCGGTGACGGTGGAATGGGATCTGTCAAATCGCTGCGTGCTGGGCTGTGAATCCTGCCACTTCGCGCATACGCATAGTCGCGGGCCGTGGGTCACGGGCGGGCGCGTCCTCCCGATGGCGTTCGATGGCACGGGCGATCTCGCGGATCCGGTGCTCGTCAAGCGGGCCTTGCGCGAGATGCACCATGCAGGCGTCAAGGCGATTGTCTGGAGCGGCGGAGGAGAACCCACCACGCATCCGCAGTGGCTGGAGATCGCGCGATATGCCCACGGGCTCGGACTCGAGCAGGGCATGTATACGCTTGGCGGGCTGCTGACACAGGAGAGCGCCGCGGAACTGCGACAGCTCGCGAAATGGGTGGTGGTGTCGCTGGATTGTCCCGATGCGGCGTCCTATGCCCTGGAGAAGCATGTCCCGATTGAGCGGTTCGATCACGCCTGCAACGGGCTGCGGTGGTTATCTGGCGGAACAGCGGTGATCGGCGCCTCGTTCCTGGTTCACGCCGGTAACTGGCGACGCATGGGGCAGATGTTGGATCTCGCCCGATCGCTCGGCACCACGTATACGACGTTCAGGCCCACGATCGACACGTCACCAGCCACTCCCACCGTCTGCGCCGCGGATCGGCGCTGGATCACGGACGCCGAGCAGACCTTGCGCTGGTGGTCCGGTGAGCCCGATGTGGAACTGGACGTGGATCGCTTCATGGCGTATCGCGATTGGCGCGGCCGATCCTACGACGTCTGCAAGGGCATTCAACTCCACACCACGGTTACGCCAGACGGCCGCGTGTGGGCCTGTCCGCAGAAGCGCGGCGTCAACGGCGCACAGGTTGGGGATTTGCGGCGGCAATCCTTCAGCGAGTTGTGGCGGTTGCATCCGCGGCAAGTCACGGACTTCTCAACCTGTCGAGTCATGTGCCGCTTACACCTCCTGAACGAGCAGATCGCGACGCTGGATAAGCCGTGGCTGCACGAGGCGTTCGTATGAGGATTCATCTCGTGCATCCGGGCGTGAACTGGTCGCTGTCGGATGTGTTCGACGGGCTCAGAGATGGCCTGCTCGCGAATGGCGTCGAGATCGTGCCAGAGAAAGCAGACGCCGATTGGATCGTCGTCGTCAATGGCAACCTGCACGATCCTGAGAAGTTGCGTGGCTGGCGGATGCTGGCGCCTGTCGCGGTGCTCTGCACGGAATCGCCGTACGACTTCGAGCAGGAAGTAGAACGGATCGCGGTGGTTGATGGCGGATGGACCCATGAGTGCGAAAGCCTGGCACCGTTGCAGGCCGTGAACCCGCGCGTGTCGTATCTGCCGCACGCGTGGCATCCGGAACGGCATCGGCTATCAGAGCCTGACCCATCAGTGCCCGCGCATGACGTGGTATTCGTCGGGACCGGCTTCAATGAGCGCGTGGAGTGGTTCAACAAGATCGACTGGTCCGGGATCAACCTCGGGATCTACGGGCTCTGGGCTGGACTTGGCCTCGAGGCGCACATTATGCGCGACTGCGTCTACCCGAAATACAACGAGGAGGAC